CGCAGCCTTTGGCCATCATATCCTCCATCACTTGGGCGGATCTGGTGAAGTCGCTGTTAAAAGGATCAACAACGACTCCTGCAAAACTTCGATTGACCATAATGGCCTTGACATAACAACAATTTCCTCCAGATATTTGAGCACTGGAGAAAACTTTGTATTCAAGACTACCACTGTAGTACATAAAAGTTCTGCGAAGAAAGTTATAAAAACAGTCCTCTGTGTTGGTGAGAGCACCGTCAAAATCGTTGACAGTTGCAGAGACACCGAGGTTGATACCGTTGGTATGTCTCTCAAAGCGTTTGCCAAGAGACAGTACATCGTATACCTCCTCATCACAGAGACCGTGAATTTTCACAGCTTTCGCGGGAATGAGCGATGGAAATTTCGAGGCGAAGATTTCCTTCAAATGCATGGTAGGGGACGAACCGTCGCCCTGAGCAACATTAGCTTGTGTGAGCAGACCAGTTGAGGCGTCTACGTAAGCACGGGGGGAAGAACCAGTATTGGTGCGATAAATCGGCATCCAAAATTGAGCATCATCCGCATCCATGGCACAGTAAACGCTGTAATTGACGATAGAATCTGCGGTGGAAATACCAGTAGCGACTTTCGAGACGACACTGATAGCAATTCCACCGTTATTTCCATTAGCAGTCTTGGTATTACAGTCTTCACATTCTTTCATGGTACTTTCTTGCATATATGGCACAGAGAAACAAATCACAGTATCTCCTCGGAATTCGACAGTCATGGAAACATAATCTCCATCATTGGTAGTAAAAGTTCCAGGGATTTCATTGAAATGTGGGTGCCAGGAAATTCGTATTATTCCGGCATGGAAATCAGAGCAGCTGAGATAAATCATATACTTCATAGTTCCACGCCAGTAGCGCACGTTACGACAGACGTTAGCGCAAGGGGTGTAAATTGTGGCATATTGACCACCAGTAGTTCCACTAAAGGTTTTGGATGTCATCGGAGTTACTCGGAAGAGTGTGATGACAGAGCCATAAGCGGAGGTGGCGTCAAAAGTGCCTGTTTTGAAAAGTCCCGGTCGGGAGGCCAAATAAGCAAAAGAAACTTCTTGATTTTTCATCGAGTATTTCTCGGGCATATTGGCAACTCCTGGAGCAGGGGACAGTGTAAGGGTTTTTGAATAAAGGCAACCCTTACCGGAAGCCATTTGATTAAAGGTCTCTTGAACGACAGGCATAGGGGTAGCCACGTTGATAGGACGACTCAAACCGAGCAAATTGGTAAACCAACTAGCAGCAGAGAGTCCAATTCCAACGTCATTAGCATAAGGAATGCCAACTTTGTCAGCCCAAGAAACGACACCATTAACGGCATCTATCCCTTGGGTAAGGAGACCTTTGGAACGGGTTTCTTGTTCCTTTTTCATTGGAGCACCAGACTTTTTCATTTGGAACTCAGCTATAACATCGTTAATCGCCGGTTCTTCAAGAGGAGTGAAGGAGCTAAGGGTAGGACCAGCAAGGTCGGGATCCGTAAAGTTGGCCCAGATGGAGACTTCAAGAGTTTGAGTCTCAACAGCTGAGGCACGACGTAAAGGATGCAGGACACGGATAGTGACTTGACCGAAATAGTTTGCATTTCCAGTCATTTCATGGGTCCACCAATGGTAAGGGAACACGAAAGGAAGATTCATTTGAGTGGTGGCATCAGCCTTGGCACTAAGAATCACTGCTTCACAAGTAGACAAAGAATAGACATTGTCAGTCATGTATTGAGTGATCGTCTGACCAAAGGGGATGTGACCAATCATTAGGGCACCATAGTGAAAGGGCGTGCCCATAATTCGAGCTTCGACACTAACACCGGCTTTGAGAAATGCATTCTGTTTCATCTTGTCAACAAGATTAGTTGATACAGCGAACAGAGCATAAGGGAAATTCAAAGTTGCGATGAGAGTGCCTTCGGGGTCAGCGGAAGACCAAGTGTATCTACCCACCATGAATTTTCGACTCATGATAGCTTTGAGGCCGAGATCGGCGTAGGCATTGAAGTCTCCGTGAATGGAGGCGTGAACGGGATAGTCGGGACCTTTGTCGAGAGCAACGACATCGGATGTAGTGGTGAGTTGTTGGACTTCTTTAATACCAGTAGTTTCGACATCATCGTCTTGTTGAGGACCTTCTTCTTTTCCAGCTTGAGCATCGGGCCAGTCACATTGATGCGTTGCAGCATGTTTTGGACACGTGCACGTATATATGTTGGTACAATGGTAATTGGAATAGACAAGGTCAGTTGGGGCTTTCTCGAGTTGAGAGAATTTTTTGGTATTGAATACTTGAGCAGCATAAATTGCGGTCTTTTGGAGACCCATTTTTCTGAGCTCTTTCATCGAAGGAATAACATCAAATTCGTATCTGCGAGACATATGGAGCAATGATGCTAAGGCCCAATAAAGTTCACAGGAGTGAGCCAGTCGGTCATTCCCAATTTCACCAGATTCATCTAATTCGAGCATGCGAAGCACCTCGATAGTATAGATCAATCCTTGAAAAATAGGATAAAGGGCACCCAATTGTTTGTCTTGGGTTCTAAAATGAGCGGCTGGAAGGGAAAAGTATTTGTTGATTGCCTGTTCTGTCAGTTTGTTCGGGTTGTTATACAACGGAGCATGAGCTAACAAGTGGGAAACTGAAAGTAGGATTTCGTGGAGGTGAGAGTAGTTGGGATTCCTAAAGAATGCTTCAACTTTTTCTTCCAGATTGACATCCATATCAAACAGAATCTCTTGTATACAGTTTTGGCAATCACCTTGGGAAAAGAATTCTTCAGGGACAAGAGTGGGAAACAAAAAGAACATCTCATATCTGTAGCGGGTTGTGCCGTATTTATGGATGTAGTTTGCTTTAGAGGCTTGAATCGGGAGTTTGATGATTCGCCAGGCAGCTTGTTTGCCACTGTGTTGGACGAGAAATTCTTTGAATTGGAAAGGGATGGTAAGACCATGAACACAGACATCAGCAGAAGTTTTAGGGACAAAAGGTTGGTCCGCGGGATAAATCTTAGCTGGATCAAATTCAGGTGTTTCAACTTTTCCTTGAAATTCAGCAATGGTTTCTGCCGGTATACTGGTTGTGAGCGTAGTGTACATCGGCAGTTCGAATTTGCGGGCATAGAAAAGTTGATAAGGTAGGGCGGGAGGATGAATGTGAAAAGCTTGCGCAATCACATATAAACGGGACGAAGTCTCGCGAAAGACTTGGGGACCCCATTCAAAAGCTTCTTCAAGGATGTGTGTCATAGATTCGATCACAGCTTCCTTTTCATTAACTTTCTTTTTCCTCCGGTTGAGCCAGTCTAGGTAAACGACAGGCTCCATGGGCCAGAACACATTTGAGTCTACAACTCTAAATGTTCTCTTCAGAAACTGTGCAGTTCCTGGAATGGTGTGATAAGGGGCGACAATGGA